CAATAGATTTTTGATGGAAGGTCCTTCTTGGTTTCTAAATAATCCAAGGAAAGATGATACTAGAACTAACACCTAATACACATCCAATATTACATAATAAGGTTAAACCTTGTAGTGTAAACTTAGACCGTCATTTTGTTGCAAAAACTTTAGTAGAAAATATGCATCATTATGAGGGGATAGGTCTTGCTGCGAATCAAATAGGTATGGATGTTAGAGCGTTTGCGATGGTAAGAGACTTAGAAAATAATGAAGTTATAGTATGCTTCAATCCAAAGATAGTAAAAAAATATAGCGAGGTTGTTAAATGTGAAGAGGGATGCTTATCTTTTCCAGATGAGATTATAAGTGTTGACAGACCAGATAAAATTGTTGTAAAATATGAAGATGAGGATAAAAAGGAACATAAGATTAAACTAAGTGGAATGGCATCAAGAGTTTTTCAACACGAGTTTGATCACTTAGAGGGAATTGATTTTACTCAAAGACAATAAATAATCAAAAAGATAATGACTAGTTCGGCATTCGGTAAACAAATAGCAAATAGAAATTTTCTATCAGGAGTTGGTTTCAAATTTAATTTGACTAAGTTTCCAAAGGTTGACTTTTTCTCAAATTCTGCTAGAATACCAGAGTTAAGCCTTGAATTAGCACAACAAGCATCATATTTAAAAAATATTGCTGTACCAGGTGAGAGACTAACCTTTGGTGATTTTACTCTTCGTTTTCTAGTTGATGAGAATATGGAGAATTATCAATCAGTTTATGATTGGTTAACAGGTTTAGGATTTCCAGAAACTACCAAAGAGTTTGCTAATTTAATTAAAGATGCTGACGGTCAAAGAGATCCAAAAGAAGCATTCTGTGATGGAACTCTTAGAATACTAAACAGCAATTATCGTGAAGTTGCAAAGGTTAAATTTAAAGATTTATTTCCAATATCTTTATCATCACTCGACTTTGATGCAACAAATACCGATGTTCAATACTTTACAGCAGAGGCAACATTCAAATATACAATATACGATTTAGTAAGTAGCACTACATGAATCTTGAACAAATTCAGGAGATGTGGGAGAAAGATTCCAAGATCGACCCTGATAATTTACATGATGAATCATTAAAAATACCTCAACTTCACTCAAAGTATTACACACTTTACAATACGATTACTTTGTTGCGTGAAAGAGCAAGAGAGCAATATGCTAAAGTTAGATTAGAGAGATATAATTATTATACTGGTAAAGCTACTGCAGAAGTTTACGCAGAGGAACCATTTCCATATAAGGTTCGTGAAAAAGATGCGATTCAAAGACATCTTGAAGCAGATGATAAGATGAATAAAGTAGATATGAAAATAAAATACTATGATATAATGCTCAAGTTTTTAGAAGAAGTTATAAGGGCAGTATCTAATCGAACATATCAAATCAAGAATGCGATTGAATGGAATAAGTTTCAAGCAGGTTATAATTAATAAATAACTTAGTAGAATTACTAATACAATGAAACCAACTCCAAGAGAAACAAAAAAGATTCACGAGAATTACGAGAAAGTAAAGCAACATCTTATTGATGAGAAGTATGCAGTTGACGATGATTCTGCAGATAAAATTATCTCTGGTATGAGTCAGGATTGGTTTGATACTATAGTAGGATGAAGTCTTTTCAACAGTTTACAGAGCAATATAAACAAAATCCTGGTAAGTATTCGGATGGATTCGCCTTTCCTATAAAAAAAGGTGTTCCTAGAAACGTGATGTCGCAAGATAATACAACTAAAGATAAACAAGCACAAATAAATTATCCTGAATTTCAAAAATTTTTAAAACAGAATGTAGGAAAAGATATATGGCAAAGATTTTCTCCTAGTAATGAAGTAGAGTATCTTAATAGAGAAACAATGAAGTTTCAAACTACAAAACCATCTAAAGGAACTAGAGCAATGAATCCTAATATTAAATTTTTACCACCAGGATAGGTTTATAAAACACGACTAAATAATTGATATTGATCGATGTTATGTCGCATTTGATAATATCAAAAAAGAATGAAGTGCATCTTCAGATAGAGTCTGATATGCACGTTTATTATGAGTTAGCAGACTATTTCACCTTTGAAGTACCAGGTGCAAAGTTTATGCCAACTTATAAGAATAAGTATTGGGACGGAAAGATAAGGTTATTTAATATTCAGAACAATCAGATATATGTTGGATTACTTGATAAGATAGTACAATTTTGTAAAGACCACGAATACACTTATGAATTTGTAGAAAGTAAGTTCTATGGTTTACCATTTGAAGTGAATGATGGTATTTCAGAAGAGGGTGTTAAAGATTATATGAATGCTGTAAGTAAATATAAACCTAGAGATTATCAGATACAGGGAGTACACGATGCTTTAAAATACAATCGTAGGTTATTGATATCTCCAACTGCTTCAGGAAAGTCGCTGATGATATACGGGATTGTGAGATATTATGTTGAAAGAAAATTAAGTATTCTGATAGTAGTTCCGACGACATCCTTAGTAGAACAGATGTATAAAGATTTTGAGGATTATGGTTGGGATGTTGGTTCATTCTGCCACAAGATATATGCTGGTAAAGAAAGAGAAACAGACTCTCAGGTAATTATTACAACTTGGCAATCAATCTATAAACTTCCTCGCAAATACTTTAATCGTTTTGGATGTGTGATTGGAGATGAAGCACATCAATTTAAATCAAAGTCATTAATATCTATAATGTCAAAACTTGATAATGCCAAATATCGTTTTGGTTTTACAGGAACTCTTGATGGAACACAAACACATAAGTGGGTATTAGAGGGTTTATTCGGTCCTTCTTACAAGATTATCAAGACTGATGAACTGATGAAGAAAGGTCATGTTGCAACTTTAGATATCAATGTGCTGCTATTGAAACACTCACCAAATAAATTTGAAACATTTGAGGATGAGATACAGTATATTATTGGACACCAAAAGAGAAATAACTTTATCAAAAATCTTGCCCTTGATCTTAAAGGTAATACATTAATTCTATTTGCAAGGGTCGAAGGACACGGAGAACCCCTATATAATTTGATACAGGAGAGCAATGTACTTGAACAACGACAAGTCTTCTTCGTACACGGAGGAGTTGCAACAGAAGATCGAGAAGAGGTTCGCTCAATTACAGAGATGGAGAGTAACGCAATCATTATTGCCTCTTACGGCACCTTCTCAACAGGAATTAACATTAAAAACCTTCATAATGTCATCTTTGCTTCCCCATCAAAATCTCGAATACGAAACTTACAATCAATCGGAAGAGTTCTAAGAAAGGGTAATAACAAAACAAAGGCAACTTTATATGACATTGCCGATGATATTAGTTATAAATCAAGAAGAAATTATACACTCAATCATCTCATTGAGAGAATAAAGGTATATAACGAAGAAAACTTTAACTATGATATAGTTAAAATACCTTTAAAAAATTAGACTAAATACTAATATAGATATTTTGGAATAATGGGAGAAGAATTTCACGCAGTCTTAAAATTAATAACTGGAGAGGAAATCTTCTCACTTGTCTCTGTCGATGAAAATGATGGAGACTCAATCATTATGCTTTCAAATCCTGTCATTATGAAAATGCTTTCAGGACCTCATGGTACATATGTTAAAGTCAAACCTTGGTTAGAGTTACCAGATCAAGATTTATTTTTAATTAAATATGATAAAATTATTACTATGTCAGAGGTAACTGATAAAAAAATGATTGATTTCTACACAAGATATTTAAATGAAGATGATATCGATATTGAAATAGATGGTAAGGTTACTCTAAATGATAAAATGGGATTTCTAGATACAGTTCATGATGCTCGTCTAAAGCTAGAAGAGATATTTAAGAATAATATAGATAAGCCTAACAATCCTTGAACTCCTACAGAGTTATTGTACATAGATTTCACTGACTTGTCAAGTCCTATAAATTATGTTATACTATCAATATATTAAGTCAGGTATATGGCAAAGAAAAAATCAGAGCATTATGTAAATAACCGTGAACTATTAGAAGCATTAATTGTATATCGTGCACAGGTCAAAGAAGCACAAGAGAATGATTTACCTAAACCACGTATCACGAATTACTTAGGTTCTTGTTTTTTAAAGATTGCTACACATTTGTCATATAAACCAAACTTTGTTAATTATATGTTTCGTGATGATATGATATCTGATGGAATTGAAAACTGTGTTCAGTATATTCATAATTTTGACCCAGAGAAATCAAGAAATCCATTTGCCTACTTTACTCAGATAATTCATTATGCCTTTTTAAGAAGAATACAAAAAGAAAAGAAACAACTAGAAATTAAAACAAAGATAATTGAGAAAACTGGTTTTGATGAAGTGATGAGTGTAGATGATGGTGCGATGACAGGTAGTAGTTCTGATTACAATACAATCAAAGATAATATCGTATACAAGTCAAGTAATAGATGATTTTACCAGGTTCTACAGTTAAAGTGGTAGATGAAAACTCAATATACAGGGGTTATGTTGGATGTGTTCAAAGAATACAGGGCAAAAAAGCTGCTGTTTTAATGGATAGTCATACTCCTTGGGATAAGATGATTACATTCAGATTGTCCGAGTTGCGTGAGCAAACCGAAGGTTTTCAATATTATCCAAAGAAAAAGAAATGAAGCTAGCAATTATTACAGATCAGCATTTCGGTGCAAGGAAAGGTGCTGATTACATACACAGATATTTCAAAAAGTTTTACGATAATACCTTTTTTCCATACTTAGAAAAAAATAAGATTGATACTGTTGTGGATATGGGTGATACTTTTGATAATCGTCGTAATATTGACCTAGCAACGCTTGAGTGGTCGAAGAAGAATTATTATGACAGATTACAAGCAATGGGTATTACTGTTCATACAATCGTTGGTAATCATACTGCATACTATAAAGATACAAATGAAATCAATACTGTAGACCTGTTATTAAAAGAGTATGATAATGTAGTTGTATACTCAGAACCAACCACTGTAAATCTTGGTGGATTAGATATTTTAATGCTCCCTTGGATTAATGAGGAGAATAAATTACAAACACTTGAAATGATGGATACTACATCTGCTGATGTAATTATGGGTCATCTTGAGTTAAATGGTTTTGTTGCAACTGCTGGTCATAGAATGGAACATGGAATGGATACAAAGATATTTGATAAATTTTATCGTGTATACTCTGGTCACTATCATACTCGCTCTGACAATGGAAAGATTTACTATCTTGGAAACCCTTATGAGATGTTCTGGAATGATGTTTTAGATACTAGAGGGTTTCACATCTTTGATACTAAAACAATTGAACACAAACCCATAAACAACCCTTACAGGTTATTCTATAATGTTTATTATGAAGATACAAATTATAAGTTATTTGATACAAGAGAGTTTAAAGATAAGATAGTCAAAGTGGTTGTGAAGAAGAAAACCGACCAAAAGCAATTTGAAAAATTTATAGATAAATTATACAACTCTGGTATTCAAGACTTAAAAATAATTGAAAATTTTGTATTAACTGAAAGTGCGGATTTTGAAGTTGAAGAAACTGAGAATACAATGGGTATATTGAATCGTTATATTGATGAATCTGAGTTTGAAGGAGATAAAACTCTCATTAAAGGAATTCTACAGCAAATATATTCAGAAGCTTGCGAGGTAGATTAGTGTATCTTTTAACAATAAACGAAAGGCAGGACAATGGTGCCTATGCTGTTCTTAATCGGTATGGGGAAAAAGTTCTCTTCATGTTTGAAGAAGAGGACGATGCGGAAAGATATGCTATGATGTTAAATTATGATGAGAAGGACACTGAGTTAAATGTAATAGAAATTGATGATGCACTTGCCATAACGACATGTAAGAGGTATAATTATAAGTATGCTGTGATTACCCCTAATGATATCGTGATTCCACCTAAGAATGATAACGTTTCAAAAGATTAAATGGAAAAATTTCCTTTCAACAGGAGATCACTTTTCAGAAATTGACTTTACTAAAAATGGTACTAACCTCATTGTAGGAACAAATGGCACAGGGAAATCAACTGTGTTGGATGCTCTTACCTTCAGTTTGTTTAATAAACCATTCCGTAAAATAAACAAATCTCAACTTATTAATGCTACAAATGAGAAAGATTGTTTAGTTGAAGTAGAATTTAATATTAATGGTAAGGAATACCTTGTAAGAAGATCAATTAAACCAAATTTATTTGAAATAGAAGTTAACGGTCAGAAAATGCATAAACAAGCAGATGATCGTGCAATGCAGAAGATATTAGAAGAAAATATATTAAAAGTAAATTATAAATCTTTTACTCAGATAGTTATCTTGGGTAGTAGTGCTTTTGTACCTTTTATGCAGTTGTCAGGTACAAATCGAAGAGAAGTGATTGAAGACTTGTTAGATATTCGTATCTTTTCTGCAATGAATTTAATTATCAAGGAAAAGATAAGAAAACAAAAAGATAATATAAGGGTATTAGATCTAAGTCGTGAGAATGTAAAAGATAAGTTAGATATGCAGAAGAAGTTTATTGAAGAGTTAGAAAATCGTGGAAAGGCAAATATTCAAGGTAAACAAGATAAAATATCAACTCTCCTTGATGAACAGGAAGAGTATGCATCTAATAATTCTAAGTTAGAAAATGATGTTGTAGAGTTGGTTAAAGAACAGGAAAAGGTAACAGGAGCGAATAAAAAGTTAAAGACTCTAAACAAATATAAGGGTCAATTAAGTCAAAAGGTAGCAACAATAACTAAGGAACATAAGTTCTTTAGTGAAAATGTAACATGCCCTACATGTACCCAAAATATAGAAGAATCGTTTCGTTTAAATAGAATTAATGATGCTCAAACTAAAGCAAAAGAGTTGCAAACTGGTTATCAAGAACTAGAAAAAGCAATTAAAAACGAAGAAGAGCGAGAGCATCTTTTCACTAAACTATCAAAGGAGATTACTAAACTCAATAATGGCATTTCTCAAAACAATACTCGGATTTCTGGATGTCAACGACAGGTCAGAGATTTGGAATCAGAAATTCAAAAACTTACCACTCAACTTGCAAATCGAAATACTGAGGATGAAAAACTAAAAGAGTTTAATCAAAATCTCCAAAACATTTTTAAAGAAATAGCAGATAAAAAAGAAGAAATCATGTATCATGATTTTGCATATTCGCTATTGAAAGATGATGGAGTTAAGACAAAAATAATTAAAAAGTATCTACCACTTATCAATCAGCAGGTTAATCGTTACTTGCAGATGATGGATTTTTATATCAACTTTAAGTTAGATGAAGAATTCAGTGAGACAATTGAGTCACCTATTCACGAAAACTTTTCATATAGTTCTTTCAGTGAAGGTGAAAAGATGCGTATTGACTTAGCATTGTTATTCACTTGGAGAGAAGTTGCAAGAGTCAAGAACTCAGTAAATACAAATCTTTTAATTATGGATGAGGTATTTGATAGCTCTCTTGATGGTATGGGAACTGAAGAGTTTTTAAAGATTATACGATTTGTAATCAAAGATGCAAATGTATTTGTAATATCTCATAAAGTAGACTTACACGATAAATTTAATAGTGTAATAAGGTTTGAGAAAGTCAAAGGTTTCTCTCGCATCTCTCCTTCATAAATATCTAAAAACTAATAAAAATGGCTTGGCATATTAAAAAAACTAGTATAATGGGTGCAGAAACAGTTTACTATAAGGGTAATAACTC